TACACGCGGCGCAGTACCAGGGGCCGCCCTTTGTTTATGGCTTTGAGCGCATCGCGACGGGCTGCGGGCTTATTAGCGCGCAGGCGGTGGCGGCGGTGGAGTCGGTCGCGTACTGGTGGAGCCCGGCGGGCTTCTTCATGTACGACGGCTTCGTGCGCCCGATCAAGTGCGAGGTGCTCGACTACGTGACCGGCAACCTCTCGCAGCAGCAACGCTCGAAGGTCTACGCCGTGGCGAATAACCAGTACGGTGAGATCTGGTGGTTCTACCCGAGCGCGACCAACAACGAGAACGACTCCTACGTGGTCTTCAACTATCGCGAGAACCACTGGACCATCGGGACGCTGGCGCGCACGGCGGGCACCGACCGCGGCGTCTTCAACTATCCGCTCATGGTCTCGACCGACGGCTACGTGTACGAACACGAAGTCGGCGTGGCCTACGACGGCGCGACGCCCTACGCACAGACCGGGCCGATCGAATTCGGCAACGGCGATCGGATCATGGTGGCGCGGCAGTTGATCGCAGACGAGAAGACACAGGGCTCGGTCGGGGTGCAGTTCAAGACTCGCTTCACGCCGCTCGGCAGCGAGGTCGTCAAGACCTACACCATCGACAGCCCCTACACGCCGGTGCGCTTCTCTGGGCGCCAGATCGAGATGCGCGTCACGGGCGCGAGTAACACCGACTGGCGCGTGGGGACGATGCGGCTCGACGCCGTAGCGGGCGGCGAGCGATGAGCGCGATCGAGGGCATGGAGTACGTCTCCAGGTTCCGCGAGCTGATCGAGCGTGCGCTCGCCGAGGGCTACGGGCAGCTGACCTACGACGACGTTATCGACGGCATCGAGCGCGGTGAATACCAGTTTTGGACCTCAACCAACTCGTGCGTCATCACGACGATCGACGTGTTCCCACGCGTCAAACAACTGACGATTATCATAGGCGCCGGCGATCTGAACGAGATTGATACCGTGATCCGCCCGGTGGTCGAGGAATGGGCACGCTCTATTGGGTGCCAGATGATGCTGATAATGGGCCGCCCCGGCTGGCAGCGGGCGCTTGAAGGATATCGCCGCACGGCGGTGGTATTGGAGAAAAAACTGTGAGCAACCTTTTCAAATCCAAGAAGACCGAGACGCAGAAGACCGAGATTGATCCGGCCGTCTACGCAAGCGTCCTCTCTAACATCGAGCTGGCGAACCAGCTCGCCTCGGTGCCGTTCACTCCCTACCAAGGGCTGCTGACGGCGCCCTTCACGCAGGACTACATGCGCGGCGAGCAGATGACGCGGGCGATTGCGAGAGAGCGTGGATTCGTCCCAGAGTTGGACCTCGCCTCGCGGCAGGTGCAGCGCGACCTCGGCTTCCAGCCCGAGCGTGTCTTTGCGCCGACGACGCAGCAGCGGTTCCGCGCCCCGACGGCGCAGGCTGCCACTGTGATACCGGGTACCACAGTTGACACCGTGGGCGCCGGGCAGGTCGGGACGGAGTTTGCGCCGGAGCGCGTCGGTGCCGAGCGCATGGCGACACAGTTTGGTGCCCCCGGCGTGGCGACGCAGTTTGCGGCGCCAACGGCGGGCGCAGGCGTGGCGGGTGGCCCCGCCGCGGTGCGCGAGATTGGCGCCCAGCAGATCGCGACGCCCTTCACGGCGCGAGAGATCGCCGCCGGGCGCATCGCGGCGCCTGGCGCAGCCGGACCGGTCTCTGCCGGGCAGGTCGCGACGCAGTTCGCTGCGCCGACCGTAGGCGCGGGGCAGATCGGGACGCAGTTTGCGGCGCGTGACATCGGCGCGCCGGGTGCGGCGCCGACGGTGCAGGGTGCCTCTTTCTTGGACCAAGACCTTGCGCGTTACCAAAACCCGTACCAGCAGGCCGTGGTTGAGGCTGGCCTCGCTGATATCTCTCGCGCCGAGGAGCAGGCCCGCGCCGGCCGCTCGGCACGCGCCACCGCGGCCCGCGCCTTTGGCGGCTCGCGTGCGGCGATTGAGGAGGGCATCGCCGCGGGCGAAGCGGCGCGTGAGCGGAACCGCTTCGTGGCGGAGCAGCGTGCGCAGGGCTTCCGCGAGGCCGCGGGTCTGCGCGAGGCCGACGTGGGGCGCCAGCAGCAGGCGGCGCTCGCGAACCAGCAGGCGGTGCAGAATGTGATGCAGCTCGCGCAGGCGGGCCAGATCAGCAACCAAGAGCGCGACATTCGGCTGCAGCAGCTTGGGCTCACGGCGGGGCAGGCGAACGTGGACGCACAGATGCGCGCCGCGCTCGCGAACCAAGCCGCCCAGCAACAGGCGCAACAGCTTGGCCTCACCGCTGGCCAGTTCAACGTGGAGCAGCAGGTGCGAGCCGCGCTGGCGAACCAGCAGGCGCAACAGCAGGCCGCGCAGCTCGGCATGACCGCCGAGGAGGCGAATCAGCGGGCGATGCTGGAGGCGCAGCGCCTCAACCAAGCCCGAGACATTACCGGCGCGCAGCTCACGGCGGAGGAGGCCAGAGCGAACCAAGCGGCGATGCTCGAGGCCGAGCGCGCCAACTTGCAGGCGCGATTGCAGGGGCAACAGCTCGGCACGCAGACGGGTCAGTTCAACGTCGAGCAGCAGCTCCGTGCGGAGCTGGCCAACCAGCAGGCGCGCCAGGAGGCCCAGCGCCTCGGCTTGACCGCAGAGCAGGCCAACCAGCAGGCCGCCCTCGAGGCGCAGCGAATGGGCCTCACGGCTGGGCAGGCCAACCAAGAGGCAGCGCTGCGGGCGGCTCTGGCGAACCAGCAGGCCGCCCAGACGGGGCAGCAGCTTGGGCTACAGGCCGGCCAGTTCAACGTCCAGCAGGCGCTCGAGGCGGCGCGGCTCAACCAAGCGGCGCGGCTGCAGGGCCAGCAGATGACGCAGGGGCAGCAGCAGTTCAACGCGCAGCAGCTCCAGCAGATCGCGCTCGCCAACCAAGCGGCGCGGCAGCGTGCGCAAGAGATGGGCATGACGTCGCAGCAGTTCAACGCGGAGCAGGCCATGCGTGCGGCGCTCGCCAACCAAGGCGCGGGCCAGCAGGCGGCGCAGTTCCGGCTTGGCGCGGCGGCGCAGCTCGGCGACTTTGGGCAGACTGCGCTCCAGAACCGATACGGCGCTGCGGCGGCCATGACCGGCCTCGGGTCTGCGCAGCAGAACTTGATGCAGCAGTACCTCGACCGGCAGTACCAGGAATTCTCTCGCCAGCAGAACTACCCGCTGCAGCAGCTCGCGATCCGGCAGGGTGCCATCGCGGCGAGCCCGTACAACGTGACCCAGACGGGGACCGTCACGAGCCGCCCGAGTTACTGGCAGATGGCCGGACAGATCGGCAGCACGATCGCCGGGTTCTCCGACGAGACCATGAAGAAGAACGTCTCCAAGATCAAGAACCCGCTCGACAAGGTCAACCGACTCAAGGGGATCGAGTTCGAGTGGGAGGACGAGTACAAGGACGACGTTGAAGAGAATGGCCAGAAGCCAGATGGCAAGAGCATGAGCGTCTCCGCGCAGGACGTGGAGGACGAGATGCCCGAGGCCGTGGAGTACGCCGACAACGGCAAGATGATGGTCGACTTCCCGCGGGTGGTCGGGCTCTTGACGGAGGCCGTCAAAGAGCTCGACGCCAAGGTGGAAGGCAAGAAGCGCAAGGGGAAGAAATAATGCAAGTCTCTGGCGGGCCTACGGTGTTCAGCGCGGAGACCAATCCGCTGCTGCGCGAGATGGCAAAGAAAAAGAAGGGCGGCTTAATGGATATTCTTGGGCAGCTTTCTGGCATGGGCGCAGAGGGCGGCGAAGAGGAAGACCTGGCGTCGTTCCTCGGAAAGGCAGCGCAAGGGAAGGGCGGCGCGCCAGTCTATGACCCGAACAAATACTATGGCGGCATGTACAGCATGTATGGCGGTCGCAAGGTACGCGGCGGCCTCTTGGGAGATTGACAATGGCATTGCTTGACGCATTGAGAAAAATTCCGCAGCGCATTGGGAAAAACCTTGAGCGCAACATCGGCGGCTTGCTCGGAGAGAACCTCGAGAGCCTCTCAGAGGAAGAACGCCGAGCTATACGCAGGCAGGCTGCGACCGCAATCTTTGACGCTATGGCGCGTGGCACCACGCCGACAGCGAACCTTGAGCGCGTAGCCGCCATGACCGGCGCACGCCTCGAGGCGCAAAGGGGCCGCGAGCGCCAAGCCGCCGCAGAGGCCGCGCTGCCGGGTATCGCCGGCCGCGTCTATGGTGGACAATCTCTCGGCCAGATCGAGACGGCGCCTGGGCTTGAGCCGGCGACGCGATTGACCTCGCGCTACCGTCAAGACCCTGCCGCCGCGATGGCGATGCTCTCTGGCACTCGTGCCGGACTCGACGTGGCGCAGATCTCGCCGGGGCTCGCGACCGCGGCCCAGGAGGGCATGAAGCCGGAAGAGTACGTTTACCAAAACGTGCCCGGCGTCGGGCTCGTGGCTGTCAACCGTCGCAACCCAGAGGACCGCAGGGTTATCCAGCGCGAGGTGCGGCAGCCAAAAGAAGCTCCGCAGCCGACGCTGCGGCAGGTGCGCCTAGCGGATGGTCGCGTGCAGGATATGTGGATCGCGCCGGGGCAAACGACCGGCACGCCGGTCGGCGCGCCATACACGCCGAAGGGAGAGGGCGGTGCGGGCGAGACCCTCAACGCCCGCCAGCAGTCCGGCGTGAACATGACCCGCGACGCTGCCTATACCTACGCGTCGAACCTCACCGGAGTGAGCGTCGAGAAGCTCAAGACGATGACGCCGGAAGAGATCGAGCGACTGATTAGCACACGCGGCGGTCGCGTGTTGCAAGGCGGCACCGCGAGGATGATTACCAGCCTCCCGATTGTCGGTGACCTTGGAAGATCAATCGTAGAGTCTGCCAACGCCGACCTAATCGGGCCGTCGACCACGGGCGGCGCCGGCATCGCGATGGTGCAGAACCCGACCGGACCGATCACTGGTCCAGACGTAGACATTGGTATACGCCAGTTCCCGAACCCGATGCTTCCGGCGCCGGTGCAGGGGCAGATGATTCGATCCATCCTCGAGCGGGCCGGGCCCGTCGAAGAGTACGACGCAAACGGAAACCGAGTCGGTGGCAGGCGCAGCGGCGCCGCTGGCAACTGGTGAGGGGATAAGACATGAGCATCAAGGTAGCAATGCCAGACGGCACGACCGCGGTATTCCCAGAGGGGACCAAGCCGGAGGTGATTGAGCGCGTGAGGCAGCAAAAGATGCCCCGCGTCACGAGCCAGCCTCAAGAGCCGGAGGCGCCTGGGATGCTCCAGACCGCGATCCGCGGCTTTGGGCAGGGGCTCACGTATGGCGGCGCCGACGAGGCCATCGCGGCGATCGAATCTGGCGCTGGGGTCATGCCCTACGGCCAGAGCATGCAGCAACAGGCCGCGGAGCGTGAGGCCATGCGGCGCGCCAACCCGTTCACCTACGCAGCCTCGGAGTTTGCCGGCGCGCTGGCGTCGCCCAACCCGTTTGGCAAGCTGACCTCGGTCACCGGCGCTGGCGGGCGTCTCTTGACGCAGGCCGGTATCGGCGGCACGACGGGCGCTGTGCAGGGCGGCCTCGAGGCGCAGCCTGGGAGCCGCGCCTCTGGCGCAATCACGGGCGGCGCAACCGGCGCGGTCACCGGGCCCGCCTTTGGCGCGGCGATGGACTTTGCGCGTGGCGCACGGTCTGTCATGGGCAGGGCATTCAGTCCAGACGAGCCGCGTGTTGCCTCGCAGGAGGTGCTCGGCGCGATGCGCGAGGCTGGCATGACGACGGACCAGCTGCGGCAGCAGATCCTCTCGGGGAGACCCGGCGAGCTCAACCCGCTCGGGATGATGATGGGCCAGTCTGGGCAGATGGCCGCGGAGCGCGCCGCTCTCGGCGGCGGACAGGCCGCGGACGTAACGCGTGCGGTATCAGAAGATGTCCTCGGCGGCTCTGGCGCCCGCGTGATGCAGGTAGTCAACGAGATGACCGGCGGAAACCGTCAGTTTACGCAGGACGTCCTCAAAAAGTTCAAGGACATGCGCAACGCGAACGCCACGCAGTTATATGGCGACGCTCGTGCGGTCGGGATCGTGCAAGACGATGAGATCGTCAACACGATCGTCGGCGACCCGTTGCTTCGTGCGCTCTATAAAAAGGCGCAGGTCAACGCGCAGCGGCAAGAGAAAATTAAGTTGCCGGACCTTGTCGATAAACAGGGGAACCTAATCCAAAACGCTTACCCGTCGGTGGCCGCGCTGGATTACCTCATGCGTGCAGTCGGCGCAAAGCGAGACCAGGCATTCCGCGCCGGAGACGTGAACGCCTCTGGTATCAAGGCGCTCTTTGACCAGCTCGATACACGCGTCAAGACGTTGGTGCCAGAGTATGCCGCGGCGCGTGCTCGGTTCTTTGAGGACTCCGAGCTGATACGGCTATCGGAGCTTGGCCAAAAATTCAGCGCAATGTCCGAGTCTGATCGCAAGGTCGCGCTCCGCGCATTGAGCCCAGACCAGCAGGGCATTGTGCGTGACACCGCACGAGACGCTTTCTATAACAACCTCGCCCGCATGGACGACGCAGGCATGGCGCGTGCCCTTGTCTCGAGCAAGCAAAACAGAGACTTTCTTGAGTTCATCGCAGAGACGCCGGAGCAGGCCGCGCAGGCCGCGCTTCGTATCAAGCAAGAGCGCCGCCTGCAGGAGTTTGCCCGCAAGATCAACCCGAACATAGGACCAGACACGGCGCGCAGGATGGCGGCCGGTGGCGCTGGCGTCGACCAGCTGGCGCGCACCGAGCAGATCACGCAGTTTGCGATGGGCAATAACGCGTCGCGATTTATGACGCTGCTCAACATCGCTGGCGGCCGGCTCCGTGGCTTGACGCCGGCGGTGCGAGAGGACATGGCGCGCATGCTCACGCAGATGGACCCGCAGCAGCAGATGGCCGTACTCGACAGGCTCGACATTGAAGACAGAAAGCTGATGCAGGACGCCGCGACACGCGCCGCAAAGAAGATGGGCTCGGTCCAGTTTGGCGGGCGGCTGCCGGGGTTGTTATCCACTCAAGAAGAGAGGTGACGCATGGACCTCTTCGAGATATTTACCAGAGCGTGGCCGGTGATCCTTGCCGTCATCACGTTGATTATTGTGCTCTCGAAGCTCGACCTGCGCGTGGCGGTGCTCGAGGAAAAGGTGAAGTCGCTCTTTGACCTAATTAACAAGGTGAAGTGACATGCTTGAGACACTCCTTGGTGGCGTATTCGGTGGCGTGCTGCGACTGGCGCCAGAGGTGCTCAAGTTCTTTGATGCCAAGAACGAGCGCGGTCACGAGCTGCGAATGCTCGAAGCCGAGATGAAGTTCGCCCAGGTAAAGGGCGAGATCGCTATGCGTCAGACCGAGGCGCAGATGACGATGGCCGAGGTCGACGCTATCGGCGAGGCATTCAAAGAGCAAAGCGCCACGGCGCAGGCCGCCGGCAAGGTCGTCGCGGCGATCTCCGCGCTGGTGCGGCCCTTCGTGACGTACCTCTTCGTGGTGGCCTATGCGCTCGTGAAGGTGGCCGGGTACTTGATCGCGCTCGAGCAGGGCGGAGAGTGGAAGTCTGTCATCACCACCATGTGGTCGGTCGACGACATGGCGGTGCTGAATATGATCCTCTCGTTTTGGTTTGTTGGCCGCGTCTATGAACGCACCCGCTCTTGAGGAAGCATTAACGGTCGCGGCGGCGCTCTGCAAGCACTTCGAGGGATTCCGCAGCCGGCCCTACATCTGCCCGGCGGGATACCCGACCATCGGCTACGGGACCGTCTTCAAGCCCGACGGCGCCCGCGTATCAATGGATGATCCACCGATATCCCGCGAGCAGGCGGAGGCGTGGCTGTTGTCCGAGCTGCGCTCAAATTATGGCGCCGGGGTGTTGAGATCCAGCCCAAACCTCATAAAGCACCCAAAGGTGTTGGCGGCGGCGATTGATTTTGCTTACAATCTCGGCGTCTCACGGTATAGGGCAAGCACGTTGCGCAAGCGACTCGAGGCCGAGGACTGGGGGGGAGCACGACAGCAGCTCATGCGCTGGACCAAGGCAGGCGGGCGAGAGCTGCCGGGCCTCGTGCGCCGCCGCAAGGCAGAAGCGGGCCTCCTGCCGTGAAGCCGCGCACCGACGGCATACCCAAAAAGTTCCAACTGGCGGGTCACACGATCGAGGTGCGGTCGGTCCCCAAGTCCAAGTGGAAGCACGGCAAGGATTGCGTCGGGATCTGGATGCCGGACGTGTACCGCATCGAGATAGTCTCCAGCCTGCGCGGCAGCAACCGCCAGCAGGTCTTCACCCACGAGTTGATTCACGCCCTGCTCGACGTGGCGGGGCACGATGACCTGTCCCGCAATGAACAGCTCGTCGACCGCCTCGGGCACCTACTGCAGCAAGCCATGACCACGATGGAATGAGGCGCCACCTCATCATTCCCGACGCGCAGATCAAGCCGGGGAGCCGCACAGATCATGTCAAGTGGGCCGGCGAGGCGATCCTCGACTATCGCCCCGACGTGATCGTGTGCCTGGGAGATTGGTGGGACTTGCCGTCGCTCAACAGCCACGCCGAAAAGGGCAGCGCAGAGCTCGAGGGCGCGAGGTACCAGGAAGATATCAACGCCGGAAATGTATCCTTTCGGATACTTGACAATTACATCAAGCGGTCGCGCAGCAAGACGTGGCACCCGCGGCGGGTCTTCCTTGAGGGCAACCACGAGAACCGCGCCAACCGTATCGCCAAGAACGACCCAAAGTGGCAGGGCATTATCGGGTCGCAGAATTGCCAGACGCTCGACTGGGAGCGGCACCGCTTCCTCAAGATCGTCGAGATCGACGGGGTGGCTTATTGCCATTACTTCCCGAACCCGTTCAGCGGCAAGCCGATCGGCGGCACCATCGTCAATAGACTAAACAGCATCGGCAAGTCATTCGTGCAGGGCCACCAGCAGGGCTTTCTGTACGCGAGCAAGCAGTACCCCGACCACGTCAAGCACGGCCTAGTCGCTGGGCGGTTTTACCTTGAGCACGAGGGCTATCGCCCCGACGATGTTCAGCGGTCAGAGTGGAACGGGATCGTAGTGCTGAACGGTGTCCGGCGCGGCGACTATGATCTAATGCCGCTGCGCATGGATTACTTGAAGAGAAAATACGGGTGATCGTCAACCTTCGCTATTGGACCTTCGGCGACCAGATGAACTTCGGCGACGCGCTGTCTCCGTACATCGTCGGGCGCTTGCTGGGCAAGGGACACAAGCTGCTGCACAACAGCGACCAAGGCGACGCCACGCTGTTTGCGGTCGGGTCGTGGTTGCACCACGCCACCGAGGGCGCGCATATTTGGGGCACCGGGCTGCGGACCGACCCGCCAAACGAGGAAGATGCAACGCACTGTTACAACACGCTACGCGTGCACGCCGTGCGTGGCCCGATCACTCGATCATTCTTGCGCTCTAGAGGCATCAAGTGCCCAGACGTCTACGGAGACCCGGCGCTGCTGCTGCCGCGGCTCTACACCCCGCGCCTCAAGCCGGAGCTTGCCTGCAAGGTTGGATTTATCCCGCACTGCTCGGACGTCAAGCGTGGCCCGCAGCACTGCGGGTTCCACTTCATCAGTCCGCTACGCCCGGTCGAGGAAATCATCGACGAGCTCGTGAGCTGCAGCGCCATCGTGAGCCAGTCGCTGCACGGGCTCATCGTGGCGGACGCCTACGGCGTCCCCAACGCGTGGCTATATCGCCCGCTCGCCGAG